AATCAGATAGATTGACGAGTTGTCGGCATTGTCTGGCGTGGTATTGCTCGGAAGGATGATATTCTGAGCCTGCTCGCCACTTGCCTTAGTGGAGTAGCGTGGCGCGAGGCCCGTAAACCGCTCAGGGTAGGTCGCAGCGTCGCCATAGAACAACGTCGAAGCCATTTGCTGATTCATGCCTTCAATGTGAGCCATGCTCTCAGAAAGACGGAATGCAGACGTATTGCCGTTCAGATCGGCGAGCGCTTTGTCAACTTCAGCATAAGCTTCAAGCATCCCAGTGGAATCCTTGATCTTTGCTGTGGTTGATTTGGAAGGCTGGACGCCGCCGTAAAGCTTACGCCATGTGCCTTCTGGCAGGCCGGTGCGAACCGTGGTCTGGTGGCTCGTGCCGTCATTGGCTTCCATCCAAACCATGTCTTCAAGAATTTCATTTCTCTCTGACAGGATTTCCGCAATAGTTGAAATTTTGCCGTCTGGGTCCATCCGTTTGGTCAGATCCAACAGCGTCGGGTGAATTGTTGAAAGAGTGGCCATCCACTGCTCCTTTAATTGCTAGGGTACATGATCTCTGCACGAGATCGGGCAGTTGGCGCGGGACTTCCCGAAACCAACGAGTCATCGGAAATCTGATTATTCAGTTTCCAGAACAGGCGGATCATATCTGGATGGTTCCCCAGCCCAGACTCATCAAGAAGCGATACCAATTCAGGGGTTGCAAACTTTTCCAAAGCGGCCTTCGCGCCCGCCAGGTTTTGCTCAAACTTTGCCCCACCAATCTCAGGATCGCTCTTGGAAGATTCGGCCCATTCGGACCTAGCAGCTTCGAGCGCATCAGATTGTGCGGTTAGATCGGAAGAGCACACGTCTGAACTCCAGTCACGGCTACATCTCGTATGCCGTCTTCTGCTTGAAAAAAAAAAAGAAATAACAGCTATCTACCACACTTCCTATCGAAATATACCCGACCATGATATTTACACAGTAGATTCAGTTCCTTCTCTCACTACATATGCAAGCTCAGAACACCGCTAA